CACCAAAGGATGCAAATGCAATAGTGATAGTGTCAACAAGTATCAAAAATGGAATTGCCAACACCTCAATGAAACTCAACTTTCCTTTTGGAGCTCCCATTGCAAAATTAATCCTAACCTCATTCAATCCCTTGATAGTAACAAGGTCAGCATTGACAGTTGGTACGTTATTCTCAGTTGAGTACTCAGCTTGATGCCTTGCAAACATCTTACCATCAACTGTGTGAGTATCAGTGTAATCTAATGTGTAAGCAATGTAATATCTCTTCCATGTTTCTTCTGTATTGTAAGTGAACTGCTCATCTCTATCCGGTTGTATGTTTAATGCAGGATCTATCTGTAAAGGTGTTTGAGTATCAAGCCAATCTCTCCTCTCAATCCTTACTGTTTTATTTGTAGGGTCAATGAATAGCTTTGCATTGAATTGCTTTAACACCTCATCAAGCCATGCTCCAAAGGTTGGTGTTGTGTCAGATGCTGAGCATGTTGCTTTATTCTTTGGATCTGCTAAATCATTAGATATGCTATCAAAGAAACTGTCATTGTCTTCATTCAATGGAACCGGCAAAGTTAACCAACCTGGTTGCTGTTGAAATATACTTGATGGCAAAGCTGTGTAACCTAAAAACTGACAGCCTTTGTTGAATATCTCTGAGTAATACAACCCTTTAAAGTATTTTATCCGAGGGAACAGGATAGGAAATAATTGACTAACCAATGTTATGATGGCAGATAATAAACTAATCCAATAGATTATTTGAATGGCCCATTTTAATGCGGCCTGTAGTGGAGTTGTTGTTGTCTCAGCTGTTCTATCTGCAAAATCTTTAATAGCATTATACAACTGAACAGTCATTATAAATATTGATGTACTTAATTGCAATGCCATCATGGCAGCATCATCCCTCACAACAATATACCCTACTCTTTTCTCATCAAAATAAAATGGATTATCTTTGACCATCAAATCAAATGATGTGCCCCTTGCCTTATCCCAAAATGTATCTGATCCGTTACGTCTCTTTAACTTGACCTCAATCTCATGTTGTCTGATTACAGGCTTAGCACTTGAATCTGATAAGTCAATATAGTAATCAAGTGAGATGTTGCCATCCATTTCAACTGTGTAAGGTATGCCAATGAATAAACCATTATTTTGAATCCATGTTTTGATGTACTGATTAGCCTCCCTTGGTAAGATGACTGAGTCAACATTCAGACTTAACACATCCGGATCACCTGTGAAATCACTCACAACCCCAATTGAATCCCTGTTGCGTGGACTTACCTCAATGCCATTTAATAAGTGTCTCATTTTCTTACTTTAAATCTGTTATAGACTGTTGTATTACCTTTGCGAGTTGACTGTACTATCTCCATTGCTGACTGTGTAATCTCACCTAATTGGATGTTGGTCTCTGGCTTATGTTTGATTATCTCTTTTAAGTCCTTCATTTCGTTGACTAAGATAGCTAAATCCATTGAACTGTGTGCAACATCTTGACCAACTAAGCGGCCATTTTGATACTCCATAGCAAGCCTTGTTAACTGCTCATTAGTAAGGTTGCCTATTTGGTCATTCAATGACTTAGGAATAACTCTCTCATGTGGGTGTAACACAGCATGGAATCCACCTTTGCCATCTACTCCGCCTCCTGGTCCTGTGTCCTCTGTTCCATCATAGAACATTGGCAGTGAACTAATAAAGGCCTGCAATAAACTTGCATCCTTAATGGTATTCATTAGAGCTGTCTTAGGGTCTTTTGCAGCGTGACTTGCATAGGTCTGATATATTGTGTTAGCCAGCTCCATTCTTTGCTGTCTTTTTTGCTCTCTCTCTTTTCTTCTGTTGCCCTCTGCAATGATACGCTCTTGTTCAGCAAGTGACTCTTTTGCATTGATGTTACCATTGGCAGCTAATTCTCTGTAGATGTCAGCTTGTTTTTCAGCTGCTGAGATTTCTTTGTCAATTAGTGAGATACGCTCATCTGATTGTTTCTTTAAATAATCAGTGGCTTTTTGTGCAAATTCCTGAGTAGTTTTCCATTTTTCCTCTTCAAGTTTTTTAGCTTTCTCAATATCATCTGCCTGATATTTTTTCTTTAAATTGGCAACAGCTTTCTCATACTCCTCCTGACTTGCAAATGCACCATCAAAATAAAGTTGATTAAGTGCATCAAGTTCCTTTTGAAAAGCTAACCTCTCTTCAAATTCTTTTTTCTGTTCACCATCTAAGGATGCTAATTTAGCCTGGTTTTGTTTATCCTCTTGAGCCATCTCATCATTAAACAACTTAATGTTATCTTGTTTCTCTTGTTCTGCCAGCTCCTCTTTATTTTTCTTAATCCAATCTGCCTGAGCTATTGCCTTCTCTCTTAAATCTTTGTAGTAATCATCATAAATTTTCTTTATGTCAGTGGCCAAATTTTCCTCAACTAACTTAATCAATTCTGCCTTTTGTTTTGCAGTGGCTGTACTTGAATTTATTTCTGTAATACGTCTTTGAGCTGCTAATTGTAATTCTACCTTAGCTCTATCCTCTGCATCTGAAATTTGTTTAGTTTGCTCATCTTGAATCTGAGATAATAAATCAACCTGCTCTTGCAATGTTTCGTTATATCCTCCACCCGCTGCAGATAATTTTGAATAGTCTTGAATAGTCTCTTTTGATTGAGCACCTTTTTTGATTAAGGCCTGCATTTCTTGATCATTGGCTTTATCTAATTTGTCAAGAACATTAATTCTTGCATTTGCCTCACCCTCAACTCTTTTTATATTTTCATTTGCTAATTTATTATATTCTTTATTTGCATACTCACCAAACCCTAAAAATTCTGCAGATGATTTACTTAAATTACCAATAAAAGCAGTAACAACATTATTATTTTCTTCGACATTTTCTTTTGCTGTATTAGATTGAACCTTTAAAATCTTTGTAAACTCCTCCTCTCTTAAACTTTGAATGGCTTTTTGTTTAGCTTGCAATTTTAATAAATCAATATTCTTAACTAATTGAGTATTGATTTGGTCAATTGACATAGTCTCAAGGTTCATGTTTTGTAATAAACCAGGATAAGCCGCTTGAAATTCTTTAACCTTTTTTATTTTTTCAGCTCTTGAAAGTGTCTCATCTTTTAATTGTTTACTTAACTTATCAGCTGCATTTAACTCACCACTGATTGATTGAATGGCTTGTTTTGTGACATCATTAGAAATTTTTTGAGCAACAGTTTGTCTATTTAAAGCAGCTGTTATCTTATCCCAATTTGCAACTGCATAACCCAATGCAGTGACAATCAAACCAATTCCTGTTACTGCAAAGGCTTTACCTGCATTGGTCATACCATTGAATGCACCAATAGCCTTAGATCCAAATGCCTGAACTCCTGCAGTCATTTCAGTAAACTTATCCCCAATTCCACCTAATACTCCCAATGCATCACTTAAACCCGCTAAGGCTTGAAGTTTTGCAATAGATTGTACAAGAGCATCATTTTCAACACCGGCTAAAACCATTGCACTTTCAATACCTTGGAAGGCAGCAACACCAACTTGACCTGCAGTTGTCATTGCACCACCTAAATTCTCAATGGCTGTACCTGCAGTGGCTTTAATAACACCTTGAGTATCTTGAATCCTATCCCTAAGTTCACCGGCTTGCTGTGCCATTTGTTGAAATCTTGGGTCAGACTCATCCATATTCTGCAATGCCTGAGTTAACTCTCTCAATTGTAGCTTTAAACTCTTTGTTGCACCCTCATAATTACCTACATTCCTGTAATGATTACCAACTGTTGCATCAACTTTCTTTAATTGTGAGTCTAATTTGGTAATTGTATCAAGTAATTCCTTGCCCTCTGCAGTGTTTTCCTGGTTCTGAACTGCTAAATCTTGATACCTTCTCTTTAATCCGGTTAACTCTTTACTCAATTTACTGTATGCACTTGCCTCATTAGATGCTAACTTAGCCGCTTTCTCCTGTTCCTTTGCCAATCTTGCAGTCTCTTGAGCTTGCATCTTTTGGAGCTTGACAATTTCCTGCTCAGCTTTAATCTTTTGTTGGTCTGCCTGTGCTTTCAACTTCTCAATCTGCACAGCTTGTTGCATTAACTTATTTGCCTGCTCACTTGCTGCACTGAATTGCTTTAATTGGGCAGTTGATGCCTGTGTATTAGCTGCTAACTCAGTCTTTAAACCTTGAGCTGTTGCCTTGAGTTCAGCTTGTAACTCATTGAACACAGCCAATGTCTTAGTTGCTGAATCCCTAACTCCTTTGAACAAATCCTCCTGTTCAAATAGATCACTGCTACTTATCTTTTTTGCCATTTTGAGCCTTTAAATAACGTTCATATTCCTTTTGTAAAGTAAAAAATTCCTTTACACTTATTTCCTTTGGCTTGATCCACTGACCTAACCACTTCGACATGTGGACCATCATCTGTTCAATGGTGACTCCACTGCCTGTTGTGTTAACCATACTCTTTAATCTCTCCTCCTCCATCTGTATCAAGGTTAATTTAAACTTATCACCTGTAATCACATACTCAAGTTCAATCAAAGCCTTTTGTTTTATCACTTTGAGAATCTTAGCATGTACTTTTGACAGTCCAAACTCCTTAATGTACTCATCATGCAGTCGCTCCCACACTTCCAAATCCTTTTGTTCTGAGCCATTCTCAGCCCTTCTGACAAACTTTAACTCACCGGATAGACATTTATACCAATTGTGGATTGGTAACTCATCAATACTCAGATAATATCCTGCGTATCTCTTTGTCGTATCTTGTGAGGAGTTCCTCCTGTAGCTTGATCCTGCTCTCTTCAGTGAGCCCAATAATGCCCTCCCCGAATTTTGTAAATAAGTTATCATTGTTTTTAATTGGGTCTGCATCTATCTCAAAAAAATCTTTTCCTAACAAAAATACCATACTTTTATAGAAATCACCACTATCGAATAAATTATATGGCTCACCCTCCCTTTTGCGGCCATCTGATAACATCTCTGTTGTGGCTGAATAGGTTGTTCTACCATTGTCTTTATTTCTCAATGGATTGCCACTCTCATCAACACCCTTTTCAAGTAACTGATCTTGTTGAATGTACTCTACAATGATAGTATTTTGCAGTGTTTTGTCTAAGAATACCCTCTTCCATACCTCATCTGGTTTGAGAAAAGATGTAATGTTATCCAATAAGTTTATAGCTGCCTCCATTTCAGAATCAAAGGTATAAAAAAAGACCCGCACATTTCTGAGCGAGTCTCTTTTTTGGGTTTATAGTTTAATATTAAACTGTGAAAGTTACAGATCCAATGAATCCATCTTTAACAACTGATACTGTGTAAGTGTCAGCGGTTACAAGAGTTTTCAATAATGTGTAAGTTCCTTGAGGTGACTCAGATACAGCTGTTGGGTTACCATAAGCAGCCTGAGCACTAACATCAAAGAATGACCAGTCAGTCAATCCTGTTACTCCTTGAAGTAAGATAGGGTTCAATGCTGTTCCATAATCAAATGATGCTGTCAATACAACGTCACTTGTAGATGAAGATGTAACAACTAAGTTAACATCAATCAATCCTACCAATGTGTTGAAGTCAACACCTGCCTCTGTTGATGTAATCATGTACATTGTTGAGTCATCAAATAGACGATCAAAGTCAAATGTTAACATGATTTTCTGAACTGTAGAGTCAGTTGCGAACATGAATGTAGGGTTCCATGATTGGTTGTCTACAGGGATTGGATACAAATATCCACCTACTTTAGAACCAATTAAGTTACCTGTTACATCAACAACATACACTCCAAAGTTCACACATCGACCTGCTTTCATTTTACCTAACAAGGTTGGAGTTGAATCCTCACCCCATAACTCACCTGTGAATGATCTTTTACCTTCTCTTAAGAATGCCATTCTACCAGAGTTAGCCTCCTCAAATTGAGACTCAGCCTTTGGAAGTTCTACATTCTCAAATGCCGGTAATGGGAACCATCTCTTTGATGCATCTGTCTCATTGATTAAGCTGTTCCATGTTGGAAGTGGAGCAGATAAGTCTATCCCGTTCAATGTTCCATCATTGGCTGTCAATGGAACCATTATTAATTTACTTGTTACGCTCTGAATAGGAACGCACCCTGGTCTACCTGTGTTGCCAAGACCAGCATTACAATTACATCCTGCCATAATTTCTACTTTTTAGCATTTACAATTTTGTTTATATTTCGTTAATTTAATTCTTAGCTCAACACCACTTAAATTTGCATCCAATATGTTTTGAAAATAACCATTAGACTGCTCAGTTCCAAATCGAGTAAAGTTCACTATCTCATAGGTATCCAAAGTTTTATAGTTCCTATCATTGTTAACAACATCAATGAACTTCTCAGCGAGCTTACTCATTGGCACAACAACATTGTCAATGTGATCCTTTGTTAGGTAGTTCACAATATCTGTCTCATCAAGGAAGAAAATCCTCAAGTCAGACTCCCAATCATAAACACTCTCCCTACCAAACTTTACATATCTAACATCATGTAACAACCAAACAAGAGGGGTTTTCTGTGTAAGGTCATTGCTGAACTTAGTCCACTCATTGTTAGCTGAAATCTTAGTGCCTGGCACAAAGTATGGCACCGGCAATGATAAGATACCAGAGGCAGTTCCTGCCACCAAATACTCATCTGTTTCAACCTCTGTGATTAGTAATGTGCCATTGAGATACTTACCTACTCTTGCATAAGACGTATCACATGTGATAGTTTTCTCTTGAATAGGGTCATACAACCCAAGGATCTCATTATCAATCAACCCAACTAACTCCTCAACTGCCTGTGATACATCCTGTGTCATAACCAATACGCTGTTAATTTTGGAACACCTCTGAACTTTCTGTAATCACCAATACCAACATATGTAAGTTCTATTATTGCATTATCGTCACCGCCTGGCAGTATGAATGTATCACCTATTGTGTAGTTCTTACCTGGATCTACAATGGTAACCTCTTGCACATCTGAGCCACTCGGTGTGACTGTGATATCAACTGTCAAGCCTGTGCCTGTTCCACCTGTTAAACTTACATTTGTTTGGTCAACATATCCAGTACCCCCACTTGTCAATGACAGTGAAACTGCTTGACCCAATGGGGGAGTGGTAGTGTATCTGATGAAATCTCTAATTGAATTATAGGACCGTATTGCCTCATTGTAACGTGTGTACATCATGCTGAACAAAGTGTTAGCGACTGTACTGTTTTCATTATCTGGCTTAACTAATCCTATTGGCGTGATTTGGTTACTCAAGTCTTTTACATACTCAAAATAAATAAATCCTTTCAACATCTCTTTTATCCCCTCTGAGTCTATTTGGTTTACTCCTTCGTATATTCCATTGAAATAATAGAAATTGTATCCCATATCCTCCGATAATGGATTAAATAATATCAAAAAATTAGGACTTTGAGGCACATTATTAAGCAAGTCTGATTGAAAGTCATTGTATAGACTTATTCCAAACAGCTCCTTTAAATAACGTGGCTCATATCTATTGATGTAATCCTGCAATTTTGCCTGGTCATACATTCCTGTAGATACTTGATATTTGCCCGTAAAATCTTGAATTGAAACTATCATTTTATTTTATTTTTCCGTATCCTTTTTTTACCAAAATCTCTGCCTTTGAGCCTAACATTTTCCATATTTGACCTTTGCCAAGTCCAGGGAAAGTGCCATTGCTAATGAATGTATACTCAGCTTTTGGATCTAAGCTCACAACCTCAACAGTTGGAACCTCAATCTTATTCTCTAATTCTACATTAGCAACCTTTTTTTTGCGTGGTTTCTTTTCCATATTGGATTGAATTTTAGTCGTTGATTAGAGCAATGTCAGTTGCAATGTCAGATTGAACAAATGCATTCACGTCATTTCCTTTGATGTAAGATACCAAACGAGCCTCACAAAGGATTGTAACCATGTTACGTGTGAAATCATCATTCTCATATCCTACTGACATGTTCATGTCTTCTCTAAACTTGATGTTGAATTTAGTGAAATCACCAACAATCATAGTACCTGCAGTGATGTTGTTTGAAGAAACAACAACCAATCCGGCAACTCTCATGTTAGCATCCCAGAATGCAGGATAAGTGTACTCACCTGTAGATGTTTTAGTCAACTCAATTTTAGCAACATCCTCTGGATTCAATACAACGTGTGTAGGAACAAAGTTAGCAGCCTCAATCTGAGCCTTAGCAATACGGATTAAATCCATGATGTTAGCTCCTGGGATAGTACCTGCAAATGTACCTGCAGCAAAGTTAGGTGCAGAGGATAATAAACCATTTAAGTCAACACCACCTGCCCCATTTACTAATGAGAAATCAATGTTTTGCTCAATAGCTTCCATCAACTCAGTGTTGATTTCTGATCTAACAAATGCCAAGTCAGCTAACATCTCTTTTGATACTTTGATGTATGCAGCAATTTTCTTAACTTCCTCTGAAATCTCCTCATACTTAACTTGACCATTGAATTTAGGACCAGCCTCATTAACCCAAAGTGTTCCTTCACCTGGAGTAACATTTTGAGTTTGTTGGATGTAAGTAACAAATTTTGATGTTGTTGAACCTACATTAGAGATCTCTCTGATTCTTCTGATAGGTCGTGAAATTCTGTTTACTCCTGGCTCTAATACAGACAATGCAACATTACCATCGTAATCACCATCAATAGTTGTGTCAACTTTAACATCTAATGTAATTCTACTTCCTTTCTCAATAGATTCAGAAATTTGTTTTACATTATCAGTGTAAGTCTTAACTAATGCATCTTTCAATGTCTTAGCTCCTTTTGCTTTTGGTGCATCAACTGCCTTCTCAGACATAGCCTCAATGCGACCTTCCATCTTTGCAATTGCTTTTTCCATTTCAGAGTTCTTTACTTCAATAGCTTTGAAGTTATCAAGCTCACTTTTTAATTGAGCAACCTCATCCTTTGTAGGTACAGTTGCCATTTTTTCAGAGAACAACCCGTTGATTTTTTCAACAACTTGTTCAGGTGTTAAATTGTTTTCCATTTTGTTTTTTAAATTAAATTAATTAAAGTTTACTAATTACCTCTGTCCAATCAAATGTTGGTTGCTCCGGCTCATACAATTTAACAGAATGGCTTTCCGGTTCTGTTTGTGCGAGTAAAGTCAATTGACTTGATAGGAAGTTGGCTTTCATTTCTAATTCATACAAACGCTCATCTGACCCCTTACCATTTACAAGGGCCTTAATTACTGTTTGTAAATCATCTGAAATCTTATCTATAAATGTTTTCTTATTCTCACTCTTCATGATGCTCACCACATTGGTTAACTCATTTGCTCCAAAGGTAACTGCAGAACCCTCCCATAGTTTAACCTCTTGCAATAGAGTAAATCCTCCCATTGGATTAGATGTATCCTTAACAAACTTAGTCTTATCAGATACTCTTTGAAACCCAACTGAGTGCTCCTTTATGATGCCATCTTGATAGTCTCTCCATGCATCCTCACCCATTGTTGAGGTGCCTAATCTACCCACAGCAAAGAGACCATTATCATCCTCCTCCATTTTGCTGAACACCCCAATCTGTTTCTCCCAATCATGGTGTCTTAGGAATGCTATTTTTCTGTTACTTGATGCACCTGGTCCACGTTCCTGGATAGACTTTTTAAATGCACCCTTTTGGATTACATCATTGTCACTGTCAACGTTACCAAACTTTGCTAAGTACACTGCAACCTCTCTCCTGTTGCTGTCCATGTCCTTGATTTCAAAGCCGCTCTTTATTTCATACTTACTCATACTTTTTGTGTTATCTGTCCATGCTGTTGAACATACTGCAAATCTCTGGTCATTATCATACTCAGATGCCATTGTCTCATCTGACATACATCTGCTAATGAACTGCTCCTCATTCTCATCTCCTGTTGGCTTAGGTATTGGCATTGGCTTGTGGATTAGTTATCATTGAATTGGCTGTGATACTGTCATAACCATAGTAGTTAACCAATGTATTCACAGCTGTTTGTCTATCCATTGCACCACTGCTCACTGCAGTATTGAGTCCAATGATACCATCTAACCCCCCTACAGTTCCTTTAAGATTGGTTTGTGCCTGTGCTAATGCAGCCGCTTGTGATTCTGTTTTATCTTGTTTCTGTAACTCAATATCGAACTCCTCTGCATATTGTTGCTGAGTAATCACCCCATCTCTAAGCATGACACTGTAAGTATCTACTTTGGTTTTCTCTGCAGATGCTTTCTGATTCTCATCATCCTGTAATATTGGTAAGTGGTCAAAGTTAGCCTGTAGATAGTACTGACCTTGCAACCCCCATTGAGAAATCATTGAGTCATAGATTTGTTGAGTTTCGGGTATGATTGTATCAGTGTAACACATCCGGATTGAGTCTCTCACATTGCTGAATGTGGACCCTTTCTCACTTGAGAATAGATTGTAATTCAATCCAAATGCATCAATGATTGCCAACTTATCTTCTGTAAGCTCCTCAAACAACATGAGATCCCTTGTTGGATAACTCATTGGCTGCCAATTTACATTGGATTCAGTGATAATTAACTCATCTTTTTGCCTTCTGTACCAATCCTTTTGTATCTTTAACCTCTCCTCTGGTGTCATTGGGATAGCTCCTCCCATGTCATTACTCTGAGCAGATAGGATTCCAATGGCTCCAAGGTTTTCAAGTAATACATTACGCTTGTTATAGCTTGCCATGATGTTGGATAGAGGTAATCTCAATGAGTCTATCCTTGAGATAGGCCTAACTATGTTCATTCCATCCGCTGTTGTCAAGTAAACTGTATCATCAAAGGTAATTGTCTCCTTTGATCCATCATCATAAGTGAACTCAAATGAAGTAATGAGGTCATTTGCCTCCATTTGTTTGAGTTTTTTACCACTCAGATTGATTCTTATCTTGTTATTTGGTAGTGTTATGATTAGATTCCTTACACCAAATGATCTTAATGGGCAGTATGCCACTACATTTGAATACAATGCATCCTGTACACTCATTGAATAGACAACATCTGACCATGACTGCACTCCATTAGGCTTGTTGATTAGGTCATTAATCCAATGGTTAGTGACAATATTACCATCCTTATCAAATAAAGTAGGGATGTTAGTACTCATCATTGTGGCCCGCTTGTTCACAACACTCCTTAACTCAGGAATATCTATGAACAGCCTCCATGCATCACCTGTATCTAACCAAACAGCCTCTTTTTTTCCCCATATCTGTATTGCAGGGGGAAATATTTGCCTTGTTAAGTTACGATACCTGTCTGTATTGGCATAATTATCAACAAATGCACTAATGAAATCAAATGCCATTTAATAATGTTTTGGCAAATATAGTAAATAATTACATACCAAAAAGGGGGTCTGATTAAGCTAACTGTCTGAACATGGATTGTGCAAAGATGGCCAACCCTGCCAGGCAATCTGGTGCATCATCATTCTTATTCTTACCCTCCTTACTGAAATGCAGTACATTCTGAATGAATAACTCACTCTCAGGTGTGCCATTGTTGACAAATGTAATCCTTTGCTGTATCCAAACAGATTGCATTATGATACGTGTTATCTTATTCACTGAGTTGTGGACCGGTAATATCTTTGTGTTGGTTTGTTTCTGCAATCCTCTTGCGAACATTGCACCCATGCTGTTGGATTCCACCCTGCAGTAGGTCACGTTCCATTGATTCAGCTTAGCTGCAATGAGTGGCATGGTCACGTCTGTATTAGACTTGTTGAACACATAGTCAACCAGATAGAACTCATTACCTGCCACTGCTAATATGGCAAATGCTGTGAAATCTGCACCCTGGTCTGCCACATCACAGTAAGCAACGCAACCCTGTATTGTAGTTTTAATTGAATTGAACTCAGTTAACTGCATGGTCTTAAGGTCATTGAATAACCTACCTTGAATATCCACAGGACTCTGCATGTATTCAGCCTCCCAAATGGATGGCTCAGTACGTTTCTTTTTAGTCAAGTACTCCTCTGTTGTCATGACTGATTCACAGAATGATTTGCCATCTATCAATGCAGGAATGACAATGGATCTGTCATAGATGCCATCATTCATTTGCCTGCCTATCACATCATTGAGTGACCAACGTGTTCCTATGTCAATCCTCTTGCATCCAGATTCAAATCTTGAGTCATGTGTTGCCTCCTTCCATTGAATGATTCTCTCATTCTGAGTATCTGATAATGCCTGTTCTAACCCTGTGTAAAGGTCATCTGTTACAGCTATATTGTCAGCTCCAAATCCAATGATAGTACCCCCAACACCTGCACCAAAGTAACTGACCTGCTTAGCGTGATTGGTGTTCCAACCTTGTAGATTTGCCTTATCATCACTCAGTTGAACAGATGGGAACACCTGTTTGAACTTATCACTCTTGACAATGTTCCTAACATCATAGCTGAACTTGAGGTATAATGTTGCTGTACATGCGTTTCTCATCACTGACCTTGCAGGGTTCCTGCCAATGGTCCAGGCACAAAACAGTGAACTGATATATGACTTTCCTGCCCTTGGTGGCATGGATACACTGAGTGATCTAATACTGCCCTCCTCTAAATCTTGAAATGACTGTGCGACACTGTGTAGAAATACTCTACTTTCAAAGAATGCCGGGTCATAGTACTGACAAAACTCCCAAAATTCCCTCCTGCAAAGCTCGAGATGTAATAAGTTTCTGATTGCTTTTTGTGTCTCATTCACCTTTGAGGAGTAGTTTAATCTCATCTGTTGATAACCCTGTGAGGTCCACATTGGTTTGTGTCTGCTCTACCTGTTGAACAGGTGCACCATATGCACTATCTAACACAGCCTTATAGGCATTAGTATCCTTTTGCTCAATGGCCTTATCAATCTGAGCTTGATGCATCTTTAACTCTTGGTCATTTACATCAAGTAACTCTCTCAAAATAGTACTTCTGTTGCGTGCTCCTTTGGG